AGCTGAGTATTTAAGGTTAGCGTCATCTGGCACACCGTTTGCATAAACATCCTGTGGCAATTCTTCAAGCTTTGCAATAATTTGATCCTCAATAGGTATTAACGAAAGTCCCATTACTTAATTCCTAACTTTGCAAGCTCTTCTATTAAAACTTCCTGGGCCTTCATGGACGCTTTTGTTTGCGAGTTCATGCCCGGAGTTGAACCAAATCCATATTCTTGCATTGAAAAATACCTTGGATCGCTTCTCCAGTTTTCAGTATCCGGATTACGAGATTTCGACATTGGTGAAGATGGGGCATTTTTAATGGCTCCACTCTCCGTAGCCGGCCAACCAAAACCACCAGTAACACCTTGTTTTTTTCTTTTGTCAGAATCCGGAACAGACTTTCCACGCTTATAAGAAACGCTATTGTACATGTTTCCGGTTTCTATTCTTGAACCGTCTTGATTGGTAATGCCGTTTCCAATTGCAGGTCTATACTTTGCCCTAAATGCATTTCTTCTTCCATGCCACATGGAGCCTGTTGGGCTATCTAAAATAGTCTCACGCATTGATTTAGCGCCGGCTACACCAGCTCTGGTAACTGCTCTTTTAATCTCCTGAGCTTTTTTAAGCATAGCTGGATTTCTTTTTAAGATATACTCTGGCGAAAGTCTTTTTTCAATTTTTGCAAATTGACTTTTAAAACTAGACATTGTTAGGATTCAACTCCTGGTTTACTTCGCACAATAAAGCCCTGTGCCAAGGATTAGAGCTGTTGATTACAGACCTAACTACAAACTCAAAATTAAGTAGCTTTGAGTCTAGGGGTGAGGCGGTTACAAGCATTCTGTGTCCCGGTCTAATGTCAGGCATTGCACCACTGCTTCCGGCTAGTTGGTTCTCACGAAGTCCAATATGAACCTCAATAATTTGAGAAGCCCCCGGATCAATTGCGCTTATTATGTTTCCAGCCTGTCCAATATTTGCAGAAGCAGAACGTGGTTGGATTCTAGCCTTACCAGTCCAGAGCAATGTTGTTACTCCAGTCCAAGCATTTGTTGCAGCGTTATAAGTATCAGAAGCGCTTTGTGGGTTGTAGATTTGAATGCTAGCAAGCCTTAAAGCTTTTTCAATTGCAGAGTTGTGAAATGTCCACCTCGGGTCAATCGCAGCTCTGGAGTTTAGAGCCATGAATTATCCCACTTGGTATTCATGGGAACAACTATGAGGCTTTGCTCGTATGAGTCAACTAGATCATCTTTGTCAGCCTCTTGCTGTAACGCTTTAGCTTGCTCACGAAGTTCTGCACCAAGTTTTGCACCATCTGTATTGTAATCAGCGGTTCTAATAACTTTATTTATTAGAGTTTCTGAAGTGGCAAGCACAAGTTTTGCTTGGGCTGCTGATCTTTTAACGTTATTAGAATATAAACTTAGTAATGCCTGAATTTGAGAATCATCAAATATATAGGCATCCGCAACACCTGGATCAACCAAGTTGTCAAGCTGTTCAGTGTCTGGAATAAGCAGACGAACTTGACCAATTGCAGTTGCATAATTTGGCGGATACGTGTCTGGGGTAACTGGCATGCTTTTATTCTACCTTAGTTCAGTTACTGCTTGGCAGGTCGGGGAAAATAATATCTTTAGGATCTTCGTAAGTAGTAGTTATATCTCTTAGAGTTTGACGATACTGTCTCCACTCTTCCTTTTTAGGTTCAGTTAAAGAGTTGTCAGTAACTTGTGACCAATCAGATTCTGAAAGAAGAGCATTTCTCCACCATCTACCAACAGCTAACCACTGAGAATCATTTACATCAGACTCGTTCATTTCCTGTAAGTCTTGCTCTATTTCTGGAAAACAATCACGCAATACACTCCAAAATGGAATCTCATTAATTCTCTTACTCATCTTAATCCTTATGTTTTAATTATGTAATTTACTACAATGTATGGTTGAAGATTATTTACAGCACTTGAGCTTCCAGGCCCATTATCTGTTCCAAAAGAGTGGTAATGGTCTGCGCTCATGTTACCGGTGCTTCCAGTTGGCGTGTGTGCACCAGAAGAGCTTGCAGACTGCAAACTTTCTGCGTTTGGAATAGCAGTTGATGTAGTTCCAGTGCCTCTATTGACAAATGTTCTACTGCCAACTGCGGTTACAGTGTGGGAGTGGCTTCCAACAGCATTTATTGTAACTGAGTGATTATGGTTTACGCTTGATCCGCTAGTATTACCAGCGTGAGAATGTGGTGGTAAGTTACCAGCAACTAATGTATTTGTTTTACTTCCAGAGCTTTCACCAAGCAGATCGAACTCAGTTTGAGTTGAGTCAAAACCTACTGGGATTTTACCTTTTAAGTTTGGTATTGTAAAGTTTGCTGCAGAACCACCATAGGTGTATGCAATTACAGCAAACAAATCTGCGTAAGTTGTCGTATCCACTGATTGACCTTGGCACAATAGGTAGCCGGTTGGTGCTGTTGAGCCCGCAAACTGGGATATTACTCCTGATGCAACTCCAATACCTTGTATTCCCTGGATGCCTTGAATACCCTGATTTCCTTGAATACCCTGAATACCTTGGTCTCCCTGTAAGCCTTGTTCACCCTGAATACCTTGAATACCCTGGATACCCTGAATACCCTGGTCTCCCTGTTCACCCTGTGGACCAATAATTGGACCAACGTTGCTCCAAGCGCTACCGTTCCAGACATAAAGATCTCCAGTGTCATTAGTAATATAGGCATCATTTATTGTAAGGCCAACGGTAGGCAAAGAGGCAAAGTTTGCCACAGTACCCTCAAAGTTAATGCTTAGACCCTGTGGTCCAACTGCTCCAGTAGCACCTTGTATACCCTGAATACCCTGCGGTCCTACTGGTCCCTGAATACCCTGTATGCCCTGTATTCCCTGAGGACCAAGATTATAAAAAGTTCCATTTGCATCCGGGACTGGAGCTAGGGTTGTTAAATCTACTGTAGACCCAGCGGCAAGAGAAAAACTAAAAGAGTCTATTGCAAGGGGTAAGCCACCTGGTGCGGTTAATCTAAAATCAGCTTTCCATGTCCAGTTAACCGGGTTACCGTCTGCATCGTTAGTTGCTATTAAAACTATGCCTCTAGTTGTTCCGTATCCACAGAGATAGCCATCAGAATCTAAGGTTGCTTCAACAACTGCTGGCAACAAGCTTACTGGTGCGGGAGAGGCAGTAATGTCTTTTATTACATTAACAGATGGTGTAAAAAATATACTTCCAGAAGCTGCGCTTGCGTCAGGCTCAGAACCAGCATCAACAGAGTCTTGGTAGCCAACAATAAATCTACCGTTGACGGTTCCGTAGGAAAGGTTGCTTGGAATGTTCGGCATTATAACTCTATTCTATCATAACTAGGCACTACCGCCATTAATTGTTGTTCCATCAAAAGTTCCAGTAGGTCCTTGTGGACCAATTAAACTTGTTAGCCATTGCGCTTCAGTTCCAGTAAATCCTTCGATAACTGCAACTTGATAAGCAGAAAAACCATTTCCACCTTGGCTACCAGTTGCACCAGTGTTTCCGGTTAGACCAGTTGCTCCAGTGTTACCAGTGTCACCCTTGACACCCTGTATACCTTGAATACCCTGTATGCCTTGATCTCCAGCGTCACCCTTTGCGCCAGTTAAACCAGTGTCTCCTTTTAAACCCTGAATACCTTGAGCGCCAGTGTTTCCAGTATCTCCTTTAAGTCCAGTTTGCCCCTGTAATCCAGTTTCACCCTGTATGCCCTGAATCCCCTGTGTGCCTTGTAAGCCAGTATCGCCCTTAACTCCAGGTATTCCTTGAATACCCTGTAAACCAGTATCGCCCTTAACGCCCGGCTCGCCTTGGATACCCTGAGCTCCAGGTATTCCCTGAGGACCAGTAGGCCCTGCGGGTCCTGTAGGGCCGGCTGTGCCCGCTGTACCATCAGATCCGATAGCTGGGGTATCGTCTACCGCACCCTTGCCAAACGTTTTTTTATCAAGCTTCTTTATTTCTTGCTCTACCTTATTGCCCCAGTCTTCTGACTGCGCCGGTAGATTAGAGTCTGGAAAGATTATCATTCATCTATTCTATCAGTAAAAGAGAAACCCGCCCCGGAGCAAAACTCAACAGGACGGGCTTCATGCCACGAAGGAGGGGACGTGACTAGTCTATTTTACCAGACTCAATAATTCTGGTATATGTAACTGTGTGGTTAAATTGAATTTCTTTTATGGCTCTTATTTCGGTCAATCTACCGGGTCTAGGTGCGTGAATTATTTCTCCATCACCAATGTATATTCCGTTGTGGTAAGCCCGCTTAGATCCGGGATAGACAAAAGAAACTATATCCCCCGGTTCTGGTGTGTCTACTAATACTCCAGTTTTCATTTGTGCGGTGGCGGAGTGTTCTAGCTCAACGCCAAAGTCAGAGTAAAACCACATGACCAATCCAGAACAATCCCAACCACGAGGGTTTGAACCAGAAAACACATACCAAGTTTTATTAACGTGTTGTGTTAAATCTAATATTCTGTTTTGTATTTCTAATTTTTCTTTTTGTGTTTTCATCTCTATCATCATATCAATAATAGAAAATGAACTTTGTTGCGGAGGTTCTTCTTGCTCTTGTGTTGTTGCTTTAGCTGGAGGTACTAATAAAGCAAGTGTTAGTGCAAGTGTAAAAATAATTACAAGCTTTTTCATTGGACCACCTTTCGTTTCCTTAGTACTGGTCTTTTTGTAATTGCGCTCTTATTTTGTTATTTTTTAATAATAGCATAAAAAAACCCTCTTCGCAAGAAGAGGGTTTTTTTACTAGTTAATGCTTAGGAACCAGCACCAGTTGAAACAAGAGTTCCAGCTGGAATGAAGAATCCACCTGTAGCGATGTGGCGGATTCTCATCTGCCAGTCATCGTTATCGAATGAACCGTAGTTCTCAGGAACTGCTCCTCCACCTAGGTACTGACCTGCAGCTGCCTTAACACGAAGCTCAGGAGCCTCGAATCCACGAAGGAATCCAAGAACAACGCTTGGGTTTAGGGATGCTGACGGCACTGGGATTAGGAACCAGTAGGCTCCGGCACCTGAGTTGATACGAGTCAACCAGTCGTTTACGACTACGTTAACCTGAGTACCAATTGGGTTTCCAGTGATGGTCTTGGTTAGGATTGAACCAGATGTTACTGATGTCTCAACAGTCTGAACTGCAAGAATCTTCTTTGCAGTAAGCTCAAGCGCACGTGGGATTACCAATGCGAACTGAGTTACTGGCTGAATTAGCTTGCCGTTGTACTGCTGTAGGTTTGCAGCCTGGATAGCTAGCTCTAGGTTAGTTAGAGTTAGTGCACCGTTGCCAGAGAACAAGTTGTTGTTTCCAGCTTTGAAGTTAGCGGTGTTAATACCACCAGATGCAACAAGTTGCTTTGTAACTTCTTCGTCTTCTTTTCCAGCAGCTTTTTGAGCTAGCTCGATTGGTAGACGCTCTAGTACTGAGATGTTGTTGTCGTTGACAACAGCTTCCCATGAGAAACGTACTCTCTGTCCAGCCTTCTTAACTGCGAAGTCGGACTCAGTTACTGAGAACCAACCAGCAGTTGGGTACTCGTCGTACTCGCCAACAGTAGGCAAAGAACCTTCACGGAACTTGTCACCCTGGTTGTCCATACCGTCATCTTCGTAACGAAGGTTTAAGTACTCCTGCTTGCGGAAGTCATCTACAACAATACGAGTTGCGAACTGGTCCCAGATCTTTGGAAGCTCCTGGTAGTTCTCAAATAGAATCTTGTTGATTACTGGTGCAAGCTGAACTGGTAGGTCGCTAGTTGCGATACCTTCTTGTAGCTTGATTCTGTCATTGCGGTCTCCGCGTAGCGCACCTTCAAGAAGTTTCGCCGCCTCAACCTGACGTGGGGTAATGTTTTCAGTCATTTTACCTATCCTTAGTTCTGAGCTAGACGGACAACAACAGTTGTAGTCAAGACCTTGATAACGTGTCCAATTAGCTTTGCGCTAGTTGAGGACTCCTGGGCTTCTGGGATAACACCAGTTGTTCCGTTAGCAACTCCATAAGCCTTCTGGCCTACGTCGAATGTGTCACCGGACTTAAATAGTATTTCCATTGCACCGTCGAGCTTTAGGGTGGAGTACTTTAGTCCGTCCTCACCAGTTACTGCGGTGTTCTGTGCTAGACCAACAACGTCTCCGATTTTAACAAGGTTGCCTTTTACGACAGCGGTGTTAACGGCGAAAACTAGTTCGTTAGCGTCTTTGTAAATCTCATTAAGAGCCATTTACTTTTCCTTACTTTCTTGCGCCGGCGATGCGGCTGGTGATTGCAGCAAACTCATCCGATAGGGATGAAGCCTTACCTGCTTCGTGGACAACTCCAACAAACTCAGGTGATGTTGCAACGATTGACTCACGGATAGATTCGGCGTAAGCCTTCTCTCCATCAATCAACTCGTCAAGAGTCTTAGTGTTGGTTTCTGACTTCAGACCTTCAGAGACACGCATTAGCGCAATCTTTGGTAGACCTGACTCGTTGAATTTCTCAGCAACTTCAACTGGATCAAGAGATGGAACCTCTTCAAGCTCAGTTTCAGTTTCAGCAGGAGTAGCTGATTCTACGAGAACAGATACTGACTCGCGTAGTGGGCTGATTGCCTCAACGAAGGCTTCTTTAAGGTCAGCTACTGCTGCCTCAAGTTCTTCCTTGGTAATAGACATTTTATTTCCTTCCATTGCAGATTCCGCAACCAAGTTGGTTACAGTACCTTCTGATTTGTAGCTTTCTAACAGGCTAATAAATTTACCGCCAGCTCCTGCCACTGTGACCACATCAACGCTCGTAAGTGGATCTGCCACTAACGATTCAATGATCGGACCTTCTCGCCCTTCGGCTTCACCAAGTGTGGCTTCGCCTAGTGCGTGAATTGATAAACCCACATCTCCGGCCATCTCTTTAATGATGGGCGCATAGTGTGAGTAAAACTCTACTTCAGCAAAAAGACCATCTTCCATGAAGATAGCATCGCTAATTAATTTTCCAGCAAGCTGGTGCACATCTCTTTCAGGACGATCGTTGTCTTCTGATGCAGATGGGTGATTCATAAAAACTTTTGTGCCAGCAGCAAATACAGATGGGCCATATTCTTTTAACATATCTGAGCCGTAGTAACCCGAAGAGCCCCAACCGGATTGAATAACCTTAATGCGCCACTTGTTACCGGAAGACTGAGGGGCCGAAAGGGCCAGATCTTCTCTAAGTTTTACGGACATAAACGCTCCAGGGTATTTAATATTCTATATG